GGACCGACTTGAGAATGAGTTGCCGCCCATTATTGAGGGTCAGGACGCAGTTTTCATTCGGGTCGAGATGGAGAAGGTTGTTTCTGACTTCTGCGATGCTATCCACTCAGGTTTCGGGATTGAGGACGGATTGGGTGGCTCTGCAATCGCCCCCGATAAGTCCGAAGAAAATGAGAAATACGACGAGGAGGGTGAGACTGAGGACTTCTCTGCATGAGTGAGGAAGCCGCCATAGTTTCGGGCGAAGTTAAGCCTGAAGAACTTATTATCTCCGTCGATGAGAACAAGGCCGACGTTGCCGAGAAGAAGGCTGCTGACATTAAGGCAATTCAGTCCATGTGGACTAATGCGTGGCGACCACCTGATCGCAGAAATGCTTGGCAATGGGCCGAAGGCAAGACCGGCATCACCAAGATTCCTTACTCGCCGGTTCCGGGCCGCTTCTCCACCGTGTCATCGCCGTGGGTGAAGGAGCCACTGGAGACACTGACCGATCCCACTTGCCAGATGGTTCAAATTGTGGCTGGCATTCAAGCCTCAAAGACACTACTCATGGAGATTGCGGCATCCTTTGTCACTCACGCATCTCCCGGCCCTACGCTGTGGCTAGACCAGACCGACGCTGAGGCGGCAGATGAGCTTGACGGAAGACTGAAGGAGCTGTGGAAATTCAGCCCTGATATTGAGGGGCTAATCCCCGGCACGACGGGCGTGAATCGCTACAAGAACAAGCGCAACAAAGTAACCTTCCTCAACGGGATGCCGTTTTGGTGTCTCGGCGCGTCAAATATAAAGAACCTACAGCGGCGATCCATACGATTCATATTTGGTGATGAGACATGGCAGTGGCCCGATGGGCGGATGCGGGAGGCGTTGGCACGCCTAAAGTCCTTTGGTTGGCTTGGTAATGCCATGTTCTCCAGTCAGGCCGGACACGTAGATGACGACACGGATAAGAACTTTAGAGCGGGTAGCCAAGAAGAGTGGGAGTTCGCCTGTGCAAATGACAAGTGCAAGACGCCTCAGCCCTACTTGTGGGAGAATGTAGAGTGGAGCGAAGAGGCAAAGCGACCCGGCAAGGACGGCGAGCCTGACGATTACGACTTTGATCTGGTTCGGCAGTCAGCGCGAATCGTTTGCCCTGAGTGTGGGCATGAGCACGATACTAGCAAGACGATGGTTTTGCGACAGATGAACGATGAGAGGAGAGGCGCGGGTTACAGGGTTATGAACCACTCTGCGCCAAGCAATCACCGCAGCTTCCACTGGAATGGGATGTGCTCCACGCCAATCGGTGATCTAGCCGTCTTGTATTTGCAGGCTAAGATGGCAGCTCGCAAGGGGGACATAACTGAGTTGGAGATATTCTACCAAAAGCGACTAGCAATACCTTGGCAAGATGAGTATGAAGACTTTAAGTTTGACATTGAGCCGTCAGAGTATGAGTTGGCCGAAGAATGGGACAGAGAAGGCTTGCTTACTCGCGGAAGAAGACTAATCACTCGGCCCGAAGAACCATTTAGGGGCGACTACGAGAATGATTCCGACTACCAAGAGGAGAAGCGATCCTACGAGCGCACCATCAAGGGCGGTAAGAGACTCCGTATGATGGCCGTTGACTGCCAGCGGGACCACTTTTGGGTCATCATCCGTTCTTCAGACAAGGAGGGGAACTCTCGCCTGTTGTTTGAGGGCGGCGGTCGAGATGTGGACGAGCCAATTTTGACATGGGAAGACCTTGATAAGTTACAAGAGCAGTATGAGGTGGATTCGCGCTTTGTGTTCGTTGATGCGGGACACAACACGGCGAGAGTTTACGAGGAGTGCGGCAATAGAGATTGGACAGCCACTATGGGTCGTGGTGAGGGCATGTTCGCCCACAGAACAAAACTAGCGAACGGGCAATACAGCAAAATTGAGAGAATCTACTCGCCAGTGAAGAAGGTTTCACTCGGTCGCGGCAAGACTTGTAGAATGCACTACTTTTCCAACCTTCACGCCAAGGACATCTTGCACAGAGTCCGACAGAACCAAGACCCGAGACAGGGATTGACTTGGGAAGTCCCGCAGGGTGTGTCGGAAGAATACCTGAAACAGATGGACTCCGAGGAAAGAGTCAAGAAGCCTAGCGGCAAATACCAGTGGGAACAGATAGGCTCTCGCGACAACCACCTGTGGGATTGCGAGGTGATATTTGTAGTATTCCTTGCGATGATGAAGATGACCGGAGGAGAAGTGGAAACTGATGCCGGTGAAGGGCAAAAGACAATAGAATCTCCAAACGTATAGCTATTGGCTATTGATCGACCTTTTACCTAGCCTTAAAAAGACCTTTTGACAAACGCGGTTGACGACGCAAACTCTAGTATATGCTACCTGACTACAGTATCGGCTTTACGCAAGAAGAGGTTGAGGAGATCATGGCCACTCAGAAGAAGGAACTTGCCAAAGTTCTGGTTAGCTTCTCTGATAATGGCACTCAGGCCGTTCGTCGCAAGCTGGACGACATCAATAATATCATCGCCGCCTGCCAGAAGGCTCTAGTAAAAATGGACCCTGACCAGTATGGCGAAAGGCACAATACGCTGGTAGCTAAGGTTCCTAGACGTATTTACAAGTAAATCTTATGTCTCCAAAAATCTCACCGATCAAAAAGGCTATTGCAAAAGGAACAAAAGGCTTGATGGACCTCGCCTTTGGCTCCACTTGGGACGCAGCTAACTACTCGCCAAGGAGAGGGCAGACTCCGGGCGCAGCACCCACCGATTTCAACAATGACCTCACAACACAGACTCGCCAAGAGTTGGTGCGCGGTTCTCGCTACATTATGCGGAATAGCGGACTCCCGCGTGAGCATCGTGAGTTATCTTGGCTCTATGGGGTCGGACCAGAGGGGTTGAAGATGCAGGCAACCACCAATGACGACGAGTGGAACGAGACTGCTGAACAATATTTTAAGAAATGGTCCAAGAGGGCCGACGTGACCGAAAGGTTTGACTGGCCGTATGTTCAAAAGCTGGTTAGCTACGCCATCGACACCGATGGGGAAATCTTTGTCATCAAGACCCGCAGCCGTCGCACCAAGGAGCCTAGACTGCAACTCATCGAGACGCACCGAGTAGCCAGCAAGGATATGCGAAGTGCCAGCCCGTCAGAGCAGCAGGAGAAGTGGATCGACGGCATACGTGTAGACCACCAGACTGGCAAGCCAATCGCCCTTGGCATAAAGGACGACGGCGGCAATGTGAGGTCAGTCCGATGGAGCAGCGTTATTCAAGTTGCTGAGATGGAATCCCCATCTGCTTACCGCGCTGTGCCTACACTCAGTCACTCAATTAACCACTTTCTCGATGAGTCAGAGATTTTGGCTCAAGAGAAGGCAAACGTAAAAGCCGCTGGCGATGTTATCAACGTGCTGAAGCGGAAAAGCGGCTCGCTTGAAGAAGGGACCGACTACGATCCTTTTGGAGCCAATGACCTTGACGATAACGGTGAATTGTCTTCGGACCCGAAGGCACTCGCAAATATTACAGGGCAGAAGACACTGGCTATCTACGATGATGAAGAATACCAGAGTATCGAGTCGAATCGACCCAACAACACTTTCAACGGGTTTATCGACTTGTTGCGTGAAGATTCGCTGCTGGGTGGAACTCCCGGCGCACTCGCCATTGGTGGAAAGTCTTTGAGCGGTGCTACTAACCGTCTAATGGTGGCCAAGGCAGAGCGCAAGTTTAAGGCTCGGACTCGCACCATCGCAAATTTCGCAGAGGCCGTCTGGTTTTTTGTTATTGGCGATGCCATTGATCGCGGCGAGCTAAAGGCCGTCAAGGGATGGTCCAACATCTCTGTAACACCTCCTCGTTCACTCACTGTGGATTCCGGTCGCGAGAGCGAGTCCAATCGCCGTGACGTAGACGCCGGTATTAAACTCGTCAGTGACAGCTACGAGGAGCAGGGTGGAGATTTCATGGGTGCTATGCGCAAGAAGGCTCGCCTCATCAAGCAGGTTCAAGAGTTAGCTGAATCTGAGGGTATTGATCCTAAAACACTTTTTAACTTTGACTCCGAAAAAACAATCGCTCAGGAGTCAGGCGGAAGCGACAGCGCACCTAAGAACAGTGAATCAGGTGGTGCGCCGTCCGGTATGCCAGCCAAGAAATAATCAAACACAACCCACCTATGATAACAGAAGCTCTAAACAATGATTCTTGGGCCATTATGCCCTCATCGCTCGATAACATCTCCTGCAAGGTGCTTGCAGGGGTCGTTGATCCGGTCCTTAATGATGAGATCACCGACAGTTCGGACGGTGCGTCTTACGTTGAATCGAAGGCGGCTTTCATGTCTCAGTTTGAAGAGCAGCTAAGAGTTGACCAAGATGGCTGCGGGTATATCAGCATCAACGGTCCAATGATGCTTAACCCCGGTCCATACGAGCGCATGGTAATCGGTGCTGCTGATATGGGTCGCATTGCTGATCTTGTTAGGGTGGCCGCTAGTGAAGACGAGATCAACAGTCTAGTAGTCGAGATCAATAGCCCCGGCGGGACCGTGGTTGGGACACCTGAGCTTGCTGGAGCGATCCGCGAGTTCAATTCTACAGGAAAGAAGTCGGTAGCGTTTACAAACTCACTGATGGCATCTGCCGCATATTGGGTAGGCTCACAATGTAGCGAAGTAGTTTGCACGGAGTCTGCCATCGTTGGCAGTGTCGGCGTTATCCGCGCTCATGTTGATCTGACTGAGGCTCGCGCACAAGCCGGTGTTAAGGTTGAGGTCTTCCGAGGTGGCGACAACAAGGTGGCTGGAGCATACAGCACAGAGATCGACGAGGGGCAGCGCGAATTGATTCAACGGGGCATAGACGAGAAGCACGCTGAGTTTCAGGATGTGGTTCGCTCAACTCGCAACATCGACCTAGCAATGTTAGACGGTCGCACCTTCTACGGCAAGCAAGCAGCCGAATATGGTTTCGCTGACGTAGTTGTTTCGTCGTTTGCGGGTGTCGCACCCCTAGTAAAGAGCGATGACTACATTGCAGAGGAGAGCAATAACTCCAGCAATGAAGTTGACAACTCACGGAAAGATATGAGCAATCCTGCTGAAAACAACGAATCGGCTCCTGAAGCAGAAATCGCCGATGGCGAGGTCGCTATCAGTGAGGCTGTCGCAACGGAGCAAGCCGAGGAGTTTGCTTCAACTGAGAACACCTCCGACGTATCCGAGGAAGTATCCGAGGAAGTATCCGAGGAAGTATCCGCAGAGGAGTCCGTAGAGGAGTCTGAAGAGGAATCCGTAGAAGAGCCTGAAGAAGAGTCCGTAGAGGAATCCGTAGAGGAGCCTGAAGAGGAGTCTGAAGAGGAGTCTGAGGAAGCACTTGAGGATTCCGCAGAAGGAGCTGAGGATTGCGAAGGTTGCGATGAGGATTGCGAAGATTGCGATGAGGAAATCGAGTCTAAACAAGATGAGTCTAAGGAAGTAAGCCTTGAGTCTCGCGTTGAAGACCTGTCGTCCAAGCTGGAAGCACTAATCGCTGCACTCAACCCTGAGAAAAAAG